GCGAAATTGGCCGAGTGCTTTATCACGGTCGGCGGCAACCGCTATAATTTTATGCAGGCGATTAACTTTGAGGCGAAGTTCGAGAGAACAAAGACAAAAATCCCGATTCTCGGGAAAACGGGGGCGGGCAATAAGTCTACCGGGTGGAAAGGCACGGGCAAGGCGACTTTCCACTACAATTCGTCCGTGTTCAGGGAAATGATGTTAAAGTACAAGAATACGGGCGAGGACGTTTATTTCGAGATTCAGGTGACAAACGAGGACCCGGCTTCGTCCGCGGGGCGGCAGACGATCGTCTTCGTCGACTGCAATATCGACGGCGGGGTTTTGGCGAAGTTCGACGCAGCGGGCGAGTATTTGGACGAGAAGCTCGAATTCACGTTTGAGGATTTCAAGATGCCCGAGAAGTTTAAGGCGTTAGCGGGGAGCAGATGAATATGAGCGAGTTATCACTGTTTTTAAAAGGCGGCAAGCGCGTTAAAGAAAACGCTTTCTTCGCGGCGACAAAATCCTTGGCCGATTCGGACGGGAAGCCGCTTTTGTGGGAGATACGCGCCGTAACTACGCGCGAGGACGAGGAGCTTCGGGACTCGTCCTCGCGGTACGACGCGGGGACGGGGCGGTTTCGCCTCGACGTAAACCGCTATATGGCGAAGCTTGCCGCGGCTTCGGTGGTTTACCCGAATCTGTACAACGCGGAGCTGCAAAACTCCTACGAGGTAAGTACGCCCGAGGATTTGATCCGCGAGATGATCGACGACCCGTCGGAATACCAGACGTTTATCGGATTCATTCGCGGATTCGGGGGGTTGGACGTTAGTTTGAGCGAAAGGATAGAACGCGCAAAAAACTGATCGGGGGCGGTCTTTGCTTAGAAGCGAAAGCCGCCCATTATTGTATGCAAAAATTCGGTATGAGGCCGTCGGAGTTTTTAGGTCTCGAACCTGACGAAAAGGCGTTTGTCATAGCGTCGCTCGGCTTCGGGAAAGGATAACTATGGATTATTTTGAGGAATATGAGAGGCTGACGGAAGAACTGCAAATTAACGGCGGCTGCGATTATAACTTCGCCGTCGGGGACATTTTGCTTGATATTGACAAATCCCAGAGCTTCTCGGAGGATTCGCGCGTGTTTAACGACAACGCATACGCGGGGGATTCGCAAGTATATAACGATTATGAGTACGCGGGGGATTCCCGGGTTTTTAACGATTACGGGTACGCGGGGGACTCGCGCGTGTTCAACAGTAACGAGTACGCATACGCGGGGGATTCGCGGATTACCGAGAATTCCGGGGTCAGCTATGACAATTCGCGGAAAGAAACGGTTTACGGCGGCGGCGTTACCGTCAACTTCAACGCTTATAACGAGATCCATACGTCCGGAGGGGACGTCGACGCGGCTATGGATTCGTTCGGCTCGAAACTCTGCGAGATAATCGCCTCGGCGGTTGAAAGGAACGGAATATGAGCTACGGTTTTTATTTGGGGGATATTACGCTGCCCGTCGCGCCCGGGGCAGTCGAAATCAAGTACGCGAACAAGATCAGAAAAATCGACCTTATTTCCGGGAAAGAGGCTTTGGCCGGAGTAGGTTCGGCCGTAACGGAAATCTCGTTTTCGGCTCTGCTTCCGGAAGTCAGGTATCCGTTCGCGTCGTACCCGGGCGGGTTCAGAAAAGGTTCGAATATTCTCGCGGATATTCTCGCTTTGAAAGAAAGCGGCCTGCCTTTTCGGTTCATCGTCGTCAGGAACACCCCCGACGGGAAACCGTCGTTCTCGACGAATATCAAGGCCGTGTTTTCGGAGCTTCGGGTTAAAGAAGACGCGGGCGACGGATCGGACATTCGGGTTGACGTAAAACTGACGGAATACCGAGAATACGCGGTTAAGCGGATCGGAAACGCTTCAAAATCGGCGGGCGCAGTAAGCTCTTCGCCGGCGTTAAAAAACAGGACGCATAAAGTCGTTAAGGGAGACTGCCTTTGGCTGATAGCGCAGACGTATTTGGGGAACGGCGGCAGGTACAAGGAGATTTACAGTCTCAATAAGGAGGTTATAGACGCGCGGAACAAAGGCACGGGCAACCCGGTTTACACAATTTATCCGGGGCAGATTTTAACGATACCGTAAAAAGGGGGGGGCGGCGGTGATTGAATTATTGATTGATAACGGCAAGGCTGTTTTTGAGCCCGTTACCGTCGGCGAGGCAACATACGAGAGCTTTTGGCGCGGGCGCGCGGGGCGGCTTACGTTTCGGCTGATCGAATCCGCGGATTATCCGGTAAGCGAGGGGTGTTCGGTAAGTTTCAAAACAGACGGGAAAGGGCTGTTCTTCGGGGTTGTGTTTTCGCGGAAAAAAGAAAAAGGAGATATTGTTACGGTTACGGCTTACGACCAGCTGCGTTACCTCAAAAACAAGGACGTATACGCTTATACCGAAAAACGGGCGAGCGACATAGTCAGAATGATCGCGGGCGATTATCGGTTAAAGATCGGGGCAATAGCGAAAACCTCCTACGTTATTCCGTCAAGGGTGGAGGAAAACGTCCCTCTGTTCGACATTATCGAGAACGCGCTGGATCTTGAACGGCAGTATAAAGGCGGCAGATATACGCTGTTCGACGACTTCGGGAAGCTTACGCTTTTGGGGGCTGAGGAAATGAATTCCGGGGTGCTGATAGACGCGGACACGGCCGAGGATTACCTCTTTTTATCGTCGGCCGACGACAGATTCAACCGCGTGAAACTTCAAAATTCGGCCGGCGGCGTTTTTATCGCCGAAGACGCGAAGAGCCGCGACGAAGTCGGGATCTTGCAGTATTACGCGAAAGTCGGGAAGAAAGAAAACGGCGGCGAAAAGTCGCGCGGGCTGCTGAAACTGCTTAACAGAAACAAACGCGGTCTTTCGGTTAGGGGGTCGCCCTGGGATTCGGGAGTTCGCGGAGGGTCAACCGTTACGGTAAGGCTCGGGGGCGAGCTGAATTGGACGGCGGCCGTCAAAAGCGCGGCGCACAGATTCGCGGGGAACAGCCGTCTTATGGATTTGGAATTGGAGGAAATATAATTATGACGCCGAAAAACGCCTACGGCATTATCGGGGAGAGTTCGGGCGAACAGCGGTTTTTTGACAAGACCTACGCACTCGGGGAAGAGAGGCTCGGCGGGATTATCGACGGCAAGGCGGCCGCCGCGCAGGCGATTTTCAAAATACTGAACACCGAGCGCCGCCGATACCCTGTTTATTCAGACGGCTACGGGATTGAGATCGCCGACTTGTTCGGGAAAGATACCGGCTATGTTTACGCGGAGCTCGAACGGAGGATAACCGAGGCGTTAACCGCGGACGAGCGCGTTTTGAAAGTGAGCGGCTTCGGTTTCAGTTTTGAAAAGAACGGGGTTTGCGTCTCTTTCACGGCCGAGACGGCGTACGGGGATATACCGTCGGAAAAGAGGTTTATTTATGAATGAGGATATGAGTTATCAGAGTATTCTGCAAAGAATGCTTGACGGCGTTCCGTCGGGGTTCGATAAGCGCGAGGGATCAGTAATTTGGGACGCGCTCGCGCCCGCCGCCCTCGAATTGGCGCGGGTTTGCGGGCGCATAGATATGTTCGTCGACGAGTGTTTCGCGGATACCGCGTCGCGCGAGTTCCTTATAAGACGCGCCGGAGAACGCGGATTAACCCCGTACCCCGCGGCGGCGGCCGTCCGAGTCGGCGAGTTTACTCCCGAGACCGCCGAAATACCGATCGGAACGCGGTTTAGTTTGGGAGGGCTGAACTACGCCGTTACCGGGAAAATCGCGGACGGCCCTGTCAAAAAGTACAAATTAGTCTGTGAAACCCCCGGAAACGCGGGCAACCGCGATTCGGGAATTTTAATCCCGGTGGACTATACGGACGGGCTGACTTCCGCCGTTTTATCGCCGGAAATACTCGTTCCGGGCGAAGACGAGGAGGATACGGAGCGTTTCCGCAAACGCTATTTCGACAGCCTCGAAACCCAAAGCTTCGGAGGAAACATCAGTGACTATACCGACAAAACGCTGCGAATTGCCGGGGTCGGCGGGGTCAAAGTCTTACCCGTTTGGAACGGCGGCGGGACTGTCAAGCTGATTATAATCGGCGGCGACTATAAAACGCCGTCCGGAGTTTTAATCAGTTCCGTTCAGTCCGTATTTAACGAAATCGCGCCGATAGGCCACATCGTTACGGTTGAAGGGGTAAGGAGCACAGCCGTAAACGTCTCGTTTTCGATGCTGTTACAAAACGGCTGGACCTACGGGGCGGCCGAACAGTCGGTAAAAGCGGTTGTGTCCGAGTATTTCGGAGAGCTCGCAAAGGAGTGGGATAAGAACGCGGCTTTGACTGTCAGGGTCTCGCGGATTGAAGGCGGATTGTTGGATTTGCCGGGAGTTATCGACATCAGCGGGACGAAACTGAACGGCGCGGCGCAGAATCTTATAATACCGTGGAACGCGATCCCCGCGGTCGGGGAGGTAACGAATGTTAATTGAATATCTCCCCGAATTTTTGAGGCAGGCCGGCGAGTTAAAAGCCGTAACCGAGGCCGAGGAGAAGTTTACCGAAACGCTTTTCGGGAGGCTCGGCGAAGCCTTGGCCGATCAGTTTGCCGCGACTGCCGGCGAATACGGGATTCGGAGATTAGAGCGGATTTGGGGGATTTCGGCGGCCTCCGGGCTTTCGCTCGAAGAGCGAAGGTTTACGGTTACGGCGCGCCTTATGGAGAAGATGCCTTTCACGATGAAGACGCTAAGGCAAATGCTTGTGAATCTGTTCGGGGAAGACGGCTTTATACTTGATCTCAATCCCGGAAGGTATACGCTGCGGGTGCTTGCGCGGCGAGATTCGGCAAGCGGAATCAGAGAAGCGGACTCGCTGTTAAAACGGTTTTGTCCCGCGAATCTGACCGTAATCCTGTCGGTTCGGTACGCGCGCCACTTTGAGTTATCGGCTTTCGCGCACGCGGATTTAGCCGGGAAAACGCATTTTGAAATCAAAAACGAGGTAAAAGAATGAATATTACAGGAAACATCGGTCTTAAAAAGCCGGAACAGCAGGACTTCTACGATATAGACGATTTTAATTACAACGCGGATATTATCGACGCCAAAATGGCGGTTTTGTCCGAATTAACCGGATTGGCGGGCGGCATAAAGAATATCAGAATCTTTACGTCTTCCGGCACGTTCGGCACCGAGGCCGGCAAAACCTACAAAATAATCGCGATCGGCGGCGGCGGCGGCGGTCAGATCACGGGGGGGCTCAGCGGCGAGGTAGTGTTCGACATTTATACTCCGACGGCTAACAAAAACGTTACGATAACGGTCGGCGCGGGAGGTCAGGCGGGTACGGCAACTGCGGGCGCGTCTAACGGCGGTACATCTTCGTTCGGCATAACCGTTACCGCGGACGGCGGGCTGTCGGGAAATGCCACCAACCGTTCGGATTCTTCTTATATCGGCGTTCACAACGGCGACAAAGGTTTTTTCATAGGGCCGAGAGGAGCTTACGATACGTTAAACGGATTTCGCCGGCCTTCGGGTTACGGCTCGGGCGGATACGGATTTATTATGCAGTCGGATTCCAGCAAAGTTTATACCTCCGCGGGAGCCGGCGGCGCGGTTATAATTATGTGGTAGGGAGGACGAGTATGAAGAAAGCGGGCTTTGATATGACGACGGCCGCCGTCGGGGCGGCGGCGGCTTTTTTGTTCGGGGAACTCGGCGGGTTGTTTTACGCTTTGGTGACGGTGGCTATTCTGGACTATATAACCGGGGTTTTGGAGGCGATGACAAAGCGCAAGCTTTCGAGCAAGATCGGATTTTCCGGGATCGCGAAGAAAGTCTTTATGTTTATAGTCGTTGCGGCCGCGAATATAATCGACGAACAGGTTGCCGGAGGGGGAGGGGTTCTGCGTTCGGCGACGATCGGATTCTTTATCGCGAACGAGAGTTTAAGCATACTTGAAAACGCCGGGGATATGGGGATTCCTTTGCCGAAAAGGCTGATTAACGCGCTGAAACAGCTTAATAAGGAGGACTGCGATGACGGCGAAGAGAATAAGCGTTGAAGTCGGGCACGGCGGCGCGGACCCGGGAGCGGTTTGCGGAAACGTCCGCGAGAAAGACATAAACCTAACCGTCGCGCTTGAATTAAAACGGCAGTTGGAGCGGCACGGAGCGGAAGTCTTAATCAGCCGCCTCGAAGACGTTAACGATAAAGCCGCGGACTTCTTCCCGAAAGCAAAGGCGTTTTGCCCGGATATTGGCATTTCGGTTCACGCGAACGCCTTTGACGGGAAAGCGGCGGGGTTCGAGATTTTCAGGAGCGCGGGTAATTTCAAGACGTTATCCGATTCGCTGTGCAAGCGCATTGAAAGCGAAGTCAAGGCTCTCGGGCAAGTCAGCCGAGGGGTTAAGGACAGCGGGTTCCTGATGAGTTCCCTGCCTTGCCCGACGGCGTACTGCGAGCTCGGGTTTTTGGACAGCCCCGAGGATTACAAAAAGTTCGATACTCCCGAGAAGCTGAGGGCGTTCGGAAAAGCCTACGCGAAAGGGATTCTCGGCTACCTCGGGATTGACTTTATTGAGGAGACGACGGTTGCGGAAACGGCAAAGTCTCGCGCGCTGTACCGCGTGATAGCCGGGAGCTTCTCCGACAAAAACAACGCCGAAGCGCTGGCAAAGTCGCTGAAAGCGAAAGGGGTGGATTGTTTTATCGCGAAGTTGTGA